TCCTGGCTAGATCTAAAGTGGTAAAAGAGGAGTTGAAGGACTTTGATCTTAACGACTTTACGAAATAAGATAAATATACAATGGAAGACAACAAAAAATTAATTGACTTAGGCATCTTATCGGAAGATGAGGTTACTGGAGTTAAGAAAGTATCACTTGTAGAGGATCCAGCTATCATGTTGGACTTTAGATACTTTAATAAGCAAGTAAAAATGTCAAAGGTTGACAATAAGGGTATGGAAAAGTTCAAAGAGTTCTTAGATGAGAACAAGGACTTGATGAAGAAACCCGGAGGTGGACCTGCTGGCGACGGTGGTGTTGACCATGGCGCGCAGATGGCCATCTTAGAAGAGAAAGGTATCGATACTGACTATCCATTTGGCTATTGCTTTCAGATTGCTCAGTTCTTGTTCTACGCGTTAGGTGGTTATGATTCTGAATGGGATTTAATGTGCGTTAAGAAGATGGAGTACCAAGTTGACGGTGTGGACTTTCAGTCTACTCACTGGTATGTGCAGAATAAAGAGACTGGCCGTATTGTCGACCTAAGTGCCGAGCAGTTTGACGGTATCTTAGACATTGAAGACTACTATGAGGACGGCCGTAGAGCTAATCTTGGTTTCCCTTACTACAATGTTGGCGATGATCGCGTAGAATTCGAAGAGACTGTACCATCAATCATGACTCTTAAGCTTTACAATAAGTGGAAAGAGGAGCATGGAGAGCTAGAAGGTATCGAAAAGTACTACCAAGCTTGCCAATACGAAGAATACAGAATGTCAATGCAATTCTCTGAGGTTGAACTACCTTACAGAGAAGAGTTTGTTAAGCCAAGTCCAGGCGAGAGCAAAGATGATTTCATCGGTCGTTGTATCTCAGTTGTGAGAGGCGAAGGTAAACCAGAAGATCAGGCCATTGCTATTTGCTACAGTTACTGGGAGAACATGGAGATTGACACTGCTGGCTTAACACCTTATCAAGATCCAGGAGATAAGAAACAGAAACTTGTTACCAAAGCAATCCTAATGGAAGAGGAGCTTAAAGATCTTTCTGAATTTGAAAAAGCTGTACTAAGAAGAGCTGTTGAATGTGGCGTTGATTTCGACGAATGTGTTCAAAAAGAATTCGCAAGCCAAGCAGTAAAAGACGAGGCAGCAGATATTCGCGCTGGAATCGAGACAGATACTACTAGATTAAAACCTGCAGAGTATGAAATAAGATATAAATACGCAAAGAACCCAGCAATGTCAGCATCAGGTGCTGAACGTGGATTCTGTAAAGGTATGTTTTATATCAATAGACTTTATACTAAAGCCGAAATTGATTCAATGTCTAATAATGGAGTAAATAGTCAGTTTGCTGAAAGAGGTGCGGACGAATACGATATTTTCGAATTCCGTGGAGGATCCTACTGTAAACACGCTTGGCAAGCCTATCTATATTACAAACCATCCGATGGAGGACGTCAAATTGTTGATAGAGCTCCACAGTTTGATGGACCAACAAGACCTGTACCTAGATTAAACTTTAGTAAGACTATTTTCAAATTTGCTAATGAAGAAAAACAGGTACTTGTCGGACCGGCCATGGTACCGGATATTAATATCCCTAGATTGGATGACGACGGAGACACATATTTCGTGAAATTCTCGCCAGAAACCATCAAGGAGATCATGATGAAATTCTTTAAAGAGAAAAGAACCAATGATCTTAATACAGATCATGAAGAAAATGAGGCTGGATCATATATTTTTGAGTCATGGATAGTAGAAGATCCTGAAACTGACAAGGCAAATACCATTTATGGTTACAATGTGCCTCGCGGATCATGGATGATTTCTGTAAAAGTGGATGATTTGGCTACTTGGAGACGAGTTAAAGCCGGAGAATTGCGTGGATTTAGTATCGAAGGCATCCTTTTAGACATGGAAGAACTTGAGGCTAAGAAACGTTATGAAAAGATTCGCAAAATATTGAGCGATAAATAACCTACTAATTGCTGGCGCTTTTAGTAATCTTTATTTTTTAGGTCTAAGTGGGGAGTTGCCGCTCCCCACTTTTTTTATGTGAGTTATGTCAGCCTCAATTATGGCCATATTTAATCATGTAAAGCCTTTAACAGGCATAAAATATATTTAAAAATCATGTATAAACTGAAACTAAATCAAATCCGTGAGGTCCTAGGAATGGACATCAAATTGGAAATGGTTAAGCTTGTTGACGGTGTTACAACTATCGAGTATGAAAGACTCGAACCTGGGTTTCCAGTATTTGTAATTGCTGAAGACGGTGAGACTAAGACTCCCGCGCCTGCCGGGGAACACAAATTAGAAGATGGTACTGAAATCGAGGTCGATGAGGCTGGTATGATTATGGAGGTATCTGCTCCTGAGGTTGAAGAGGCTCCTGTAGCTACTGAAGACGTTGTTGAGGTATCTGCTGAAGAGGTTAAAACCGAAGAGAAAGTTGATGTTGCAATGGAAGACATCTTACCAATCATCGAAGAGAAAGTTGAAGAGAAATTCAAAATGTTGTTCGAGGTGGTTGACGAGGTTGCTACTGAGGTTGCCTCTATCAAAGAAGAAATGGGTGCTATGAAAACTAAAATGGAAAAGTTTTCTAAAATGCCAGCTGCTGGCGCTGCTCCAAAAGTAACTGCAGCTAACGAGAAATTAGACTCGTTCGATGCAAAACTTGAATTTATCAAGTCGCTTAAAAAGTAACAAATTAACAATTAAAAATAAACTAAATAAAAATGAGTTTTAATTTATCTGGTTTGACTACTTACGTAGATCAAACATCGCAAACTGAGCTTATCACTAAAGCTCTTCTTAAGCCTCAAACCGTTAACAACCTTATTGTTAAAGCTGGTTTGACTGCTGGTACTACTAACTTGAACATCCTCGATGCAAACGTTGACATCCTTAACGCTGCTTGTGGATTCGGTGCAGGTCAAGTAGGTACTAACTCTACTATCTTTACTCAATTGCCAATCGTAGTTGAGGCTAAAATGTTGAAAGAAACTCTTTGCCCAGACAGTCTTTACGATTACTGGTTGTCAAGCCAACTTTCTCCATCTGCTTACCACGAATCAGTTCCATTTGAGGAGCAGATTGCGAACCTTAAAGTTAGAGAGATCAACAAATACGTTGAAACTACTCTATGGGCTGGTGACGGTGGTGCTTTGGACGGTCTATTGTTCCAAACATCTGTTGCTGAAGGTGCTACTGATGCTACCTCTGTATCTACTGCATGGACTGCGAGCAACGCGGTTGCCAATATGTGGGCTATGATCGACTTGTTACCTGCTGCTCTTAAGCAAGAGGATGATTTAGTTGCTTACATGTCTTACTCAACTTACTCTAAGTTGGTACAAGGTTTGATCGCAACTGGTAACTCTATCCTATTGCAATACCCTAACATTGCAAACGTTGCTGGTCAAGCTGAGGCATCTTTCATCTTCCCTGGAACTAACGTGAAAGTATTTGCTGCTCCTGGTATCGTTGATCCTTCTGGAGACTCTGCTGTAATCTTAGGTCCTAAGAAATATGTGTTCATGGGTACTGGTATCGTTAACGACCAAGACGCATTCAGATTCTACTACGATCCTTCACAAGATCAAGTAAACTTTATGGCGAAATTCAAATTGGGTACTGCTGCTTACGCATCTCAATTCGTTTCAACTGTAGCTTAATCAACCCCCAAATAGAGAGGGTCTTCGGACCCTCTTTTATAAAATTTAAAAAAAACAAAAAGTTAAATTATGTCATGTTTAATTAATAGTGCTTTAGCGCTTGACTGTATGAACGCGATGGGTGGTTTGAAAACAGCTTATTTCCTAGCTGGTGAAATTACTAACACCGTTGTTGTAGCTGGTGAGATCACAGAAATCGTCGGTACAGGTTCTTTCTACGAATTCCAACTTGCAAAAGATACTGCTTTCTTCAACGAGGCAATCAACGTATCTAACACTGCAGGTACAGTTTTCTACGAAGGAGTACTTACTATCGTTCTACAGAAAATGGACGCAGAAAAGCGTAACCAGATTCTTTTGCTAGCGCAAAACAGAGATCTAAGAATTGCATTTGTAGACCAACAAGATATTACGTGGATCTGTGGTCTTACAAGAGGTGCGGTTATGTCAGCATCTAATGCTGCTACCGGAACTGCTGTAGCTGACCTTAACGGTTATACGTTATCATTTACTGCACAAGAGCCTGCAGCTGCCTACCCAATCGTAGCGGGCGACACTCTTGCTGATGTTGTAACTGGTATCACTGTAGTTGCTGCTTAATCTTAAGCAATCTTAATAAAGTGAAAGGGCCTCTCGGGGCCCTTTTTTTATGCTCTTGTGTCAAGGAGTAGTAATTGTATATTTAAAATAAAGCAATTGCGCACCCATGATTAATTTACGCAATCTTACTAATAACGACGACATCATCATTTACGTAAATACGTTAAGTGCTGATATTCCATACGATTCTGATCTATTCTTATTTGGTTTTAAGAATGGTTTCACGAACACATGGACCTATGTTATGCCACAAATTGTGACGCAAAATAGCAGATATATTCGTTTTAGTATTCAATTAGTAAACCAAGCATCACAAGTAGATCCAGAGAATGGAGTAATTCAATTAGGACCTTGGGGTAACTTTGATTATAAACTATGGGCGATAGAAACACCAGGCCTAGATCCATTTGATGGATACTTACTAGACCAAGGTCAAATGTTTCTTGAAAACATTGTACCTGAAATACCAAATATCGTCTTCATTAGTGATAATGATCCTGAAAGAAACGTTGTCTACTTAACAAGAGACGAATCAGATTGTCCTACTTGGGCACTTGTAGATATTTGGGCTATCTCTAATTATACATGGACTTGTGGCGTCACACCTGCTTGTGTTACATGGCCAATGGTTGGCGATTGGGAAGATATAACCCTGGCTTGGGACGACTGCATATAAAAATAAAAAGAATAAATAAAGCATGGCTAATTTAACCAACAAATATATTTACGAAACGTTTCCTTCGTTAGTAGGTATTGGTACCTCTGGTACAAGTGGAGTAACTGGTACGCCTCAGGTTTTAACTGATGGTAAGGGAGTTGAACTACCAATTAAAGTAAGTACTACTGAGGTAGAAATTACAGGTGATACTATTACCCAAAACCTGATTATTGAGGGTTACGGACAAGTAATTAACTCGAATGGAGAATGGACTGGCGCCGGTGGCGGTACAGGCTCTTCCGGAACATCCGGAACCTCCGGGAGGAGTGGAACATCTGGTACCTCTGGTGTTAATGGTTCTTCAGGAGCTACAGGTTCTTCTGGTACTAGCGGTACAAGTGGTACCAGCGGCCTTAACGGTTTCACGAGTAGTTATACTTATGAGTGGAGCACATCTGGCACTGGAGCAGCTAATAAGAAGATTGCTGTAAATAATGCAGATTATGAGAGTGCTACTCAAATGTTTATTAGCAATAATGATGTTAATGGTCTAAATTTAGCACCTTTCTTTACCTCATTAGCCTCTAATAATTCAATTTATAAAGCTTATATTGTAGTTACTAATGCTCCTCAGAGTAAAACTATCCAATTTAGAGTCTCTTCAATTGTTGTAGGAGGATCTCAATCTACCTTTACTGGTACGATGTTAACTACGGATGGTGCTGACTTTACAAATGGCGAACAGATCTTTGCTGAATTACAAATCGTCGGTAATGCTGGTAATGACGGAACCTCTGGAACGAATGGTACAAGCGGTGCAGCGGGCACATCTGGAACAAGTGGTATCTCAGGTACTGATGGTTCTGCAGGTACCTCTGGAACGAGCGGTATTTCTGGATCTTCTGGTACTGATGGTGCTGCAGGTAGTTCTGGTACAAGTGGTATTTCAGGATCTTCCGGAACTGATGGTGCAGCGGGCACATCTGGAACAAGTGGTATCTCAGGCGCTGATGGTTCTTCTGGAACCAGTGGTCGTGATGGTATTTCAAACTCATTCTTTAATTATCAAGCAACTACAAATAGTCAATCAGGCGCGCCAACTAATGGCCATCTAAAATGGAATAATGTAGTTCAACAGGATGCTACTCAAATTATTATTTCTGATATAGAACAAGGTAATATTAACATTGATCTTTTCTTAGGTAATTTAGCGGTTGGTAGTATTATTACTATCCAAGATAAAGCTAGCCACTTAAATTATCAAACTTGGACAATTACAAGTAGAACAGATAATGCTACTTATTGGACTTATGGAGTAACTTTAAATACGTCTACTCACTCGTTCTCAAATAACGATCAGGTCCTATTTATTGTAGTAACAACTCCGTCTGGAACTAGCGGTTTAGATGGTACCTCTGGAACTAGCGGTACAAGCGGTATCTCAGGTACTGATGGAACGAGCGGTACCTCAGGAACGAGCGGAGAACCTGGTAGTGCAGGCTCCTCGGGAACATCCGGAACCTCCGGGACAACTCCTGCTGGTACAATTACTACAAGTGGTCCGAATACAATTACAAACGTATGGTCTGGTTCTCAAGCTCAATACAATGCTTTAGGCACTTATTCTGCAACAACATTATACTTTATTGACTAATGGCAATTAAAAGAAACATAACAGATATTACTAACCTTAGAAGAGGTAGTAATCAAGTAACTGCAGTATATAGAGGTACAACTTTAATATGGCCTACTACACCTCCGTCAGATAATAATACTTGGTTAACTAATGGTTTAAATTTAATTTTAAACGAGACAGTTGCTAATCAAGACGTTTATGTTACAAGAGGATTAAATATAAAATTAAGATAAAATGGCTACTTGGTATACAGATAATATAAATGGAAATGATACTACTGGAAACGGTACTATTGCTACTCCATATAAAACCGTTAGAAAAGCAGCTGAGGTTGCTATTGCAGGAGATACTGTAAATGTAGCAGGTTCAGGTTGGTCTGCAGTTCCGGGTACAATCACAAATACAACCACAACCGCAACCGTATTTACTACATCACAGGATTTAACTGCAGTCTGTCCAGTGGGTACAGTTTTTGCATTTAAAGATCCTGCCGTAGGTAATCGTAAAATGCTTTTTAAAGTTATTGGGATTACTTCAACATCGATGACGATTAATGTGGCATCTTGTTTACCTCCAGGAAACTGGGAAATTGAAAGGATTACAACTAATCATTATGCTACTGCCGCTGGTAATACTACTTTTGAAAATTTATCAGGTGCTGGTTATGAAAAACCTTTAAAAATTGAAGGTGGTTGGATTAATAACTTTACTGAACAGACAGGTATTACTGCAATGGTTTATACCGTAACTAATACCACATCTTCAGGTACTGGATTTTCTTTAAATGGTACTGCAAATAATAATACTAGTTTTAATAATTTTGCATTCGTAAATGTTACAAATGCTGTTAACGGTATTTTTTCTGTTCAAATTCAAATTGGTAATATTTGGATAACACAAGGTCAATTTGGTAATACTCAGGTTTCATTAAATAACATTACAGGAGTACCTGCCAATTGGTATTTTGTTAGAAATAGTGGTACTCAAATGTACGGTACAGTCAATCCAGCAAATAAT